ATGATTACTCCATACTTTGAGACAATTGATGAGTTAGATGCTTCTGAAAAGGGAAAGATTTTCAACCGTCAGTACCCTGATGTTACAAAACTTGCTAGAAGTCTGGAAGGTCGTATCAGAAACGCTGGTGTTCACGCTGCTGGGATGGTTGTGTCATCAATTCCTCTTAGTGATGTATGCCCTGTAGAGACACGAAAGGACTCCTCTACGGGTGAGCGCTCTGTCGTTACAGCCTTTGACATGGAGGATGCAGAGGCAGTAGGGCTTATTAAAATCGATGTGCTCGGTCTAAAGACCGTATCTGTTATTAAAGACTGTATTAACAAGATTAAAGAGACACGGGGTATTGATGTTAAGCAATTGTCTTTGACATTAGATGATCCAAAAGTTTATGAGAACTTTAATGCTGGTAACACAGTCGGTGTATTCCAAACAGATGCTGCCGCTTATCGTAATCTTATTGAGAGAATGGGAATTGATAACTTCAATGACCTTGTTGTGTCTAACGCTCTAGTTCGCCCCGGCGCTCTGCTTTCTCAGGGTCAAAGGTATATCGATTGCAAAAAGGGTGTAACAAAACCAGTCTACCCTCACGCTGTTGTTAAGGATGTATTGGAAGAGACATTCGGTACAGTTATCTTTCAAGAGCAACTGATGCAAATGGCAGTGCTGTTAGCAGACTTTACTTGGGCAGAGGCAGACAAGCTTCGTAAGATCATCGGTAAGAAGAGAGATGCTGCTGGGTTTGATGAGTTCCAAGAGAAGTTCATTAATAACCAATATACTACAAAAGCTGCTGCTAAAAAGATTTGGTCAGAGTTTGAAATGGCAGCGTTGTATATGTTTAACAAGTCACACGCCGTTGCCTATTCAATGCTTTCTTATCAAACAATGTGGTTGAAGATTAACTACCCTGTTGAATTTGTATGGTCACTTTTATTCAACGAGTCTACAACCGATAAGATTACTGCTTACCTAATGGAAGCCCAAAGAATGGGTACAACAATTCTCCCTCCGGATATCAATCTTTCAGAAGAGTTCTTCTCGGTAGAGGTGCGTGATGGGTATGAGGCAATTCGTTTCGGTTTAGCCAATGTTTCTTCATGTGGTAAGTCTGCGATTGAGGAAATCACTACGAAACGACCTTTCAATTCGTATGATGAGTTTGCCAATAGATGCAGAAAGACTGCTGTTAAAAGTACATTGAGAGAGAATCTTGACAAGGTAGGTGCTTTTCAAAACATAGGTCATGTATCTTCGTTTGACCATGAAAGATATTACTTGCCTGTTCTTGGATTCTCCTTGAACACAAACTCTGCGCCAAACGAAATGGATGCTTTTGTTGGGAAACTGGCGGACTTCCATGAAATAACATCACCATTGACACTGGTGAAGGCTGTAGTGCGTTCTACAAAGAAGACACCACAATACTTACGGATTGAGTTTGAAGACCATTCAGGAGGCACCACGGTGTTTGCCGAAAGAAATACTGAACTGGCTACAAGAGATTATGTCTACGCTTTGATTGGTGACAGAACACTTCACGCATTCTGTGATGCTTACGAGTATCATGATAGCGACTTGTACAACTTGATGATGTTCCAGAACAAGGGTCTTGATCATGATTACTCTTGGCTTTATAAGACTGGTCTAGGAACAGTTAATGATGAGAAAACATTAATGTATGTATTTCATCAGAGAACATTCATGACAGCAAAAGATAAAGAGATGTCAAATCTGTATTGCTGGGATGGTGAGAGGATTTTCAAGATAGTAGTTTTCCCAACCGTCTTTAAGAAAGTTAAGCATATTATTAAGATAAATTCTTGGTTTGCCGTTCGTCTTGAGAAAATTGAGGATAAACAGACATTAACGAGGCTTGACTCGTATAAAATAGAGAGTGACGCTGGGATTATCGCAGTCGAAAATTATATTGAAAGAAAAGGAATAAAGAGGGAAAGCTATGTTTGATGATATTATTAAGAATTCCAAGTGGTCTGAATCTCATGGTACAGTGGGGAATCATGCTGGAATGGGGATGTTTTACTATGCACTTCCTTATTCTTTGAGGGCGAGTAGCATTGTTTGCTTGGGTTCCGGTGCTGGTTTTGTACCAAAGTTGGCTGTTGAATCACAAAAGTCTTTAATTAAAGAAGGTCTACTTGGTCAATATAATGTCAACTTGATTGATGCAAACATTGGACCTTGGGGTTTACCAATATACACCGCTGAAGGGATTATTGGTTACCCAGAAATTAATCTTATTGTTGATAAGACAGATAACTGCCATCAATTGTTTGATTCAATTGACTACCTGCATGTTGATGCAGACCACACATATGAGCAGGTTTATAAAGACCTAGAGAATTATGGTTCAAAGATGAACAAACATGAGGTATGGGCTATTACTGTTCATGACACAAAGAATTCTTCTGATGATGATCATCCAGACATCGGATCTTATCGTGCTGCTGTGGATTGGTCAACGAAGTATGGACATGACATGCTCAACTTCCCTGTCGGTTGCGGAACTGCTGTCATTATGCCAAAGGTTGGTCACTAATGGATAGATGGGAATACCTCATCTCCAAGGAGTACATGATTCGTCATCATATTTGCGAATACTATTTTGGTGATGTTGATACTGTTATCGATGTAGGGGCGTACAAGCAAAGCTTGATTAATGTAAAAAGAGTTGTACAAATTGATCCTCTCGGTTCAATGCCAGAATCTTTTCATGGCACAGTCAAAGAGTGGTGTAACAAGCAAGGTGAATTCTTTGATATCTCAGAGTGTGGAGTGATGGCTCTAGGTCTTGAAATCGAAGGAGATGACGGTGAGTGGAATTGTTTCTCTTCACTTGTTGAGCAATCAAAAGTCGCAATTATTGAGCATTCAGTTACTCATGCGCCTAGCGTTTTGCAATTCAATAAAATACTGGATACCACAGAGAAGAGGGTTACAACGATGATTGATTTTGAATTTTGCGATATGCAAACAGAAGGTTTCATTCCTCATGGTAAAAGGAAACTGGCTATTCTGGAAAGGAAATAATTTGAAGCTGTCATTGCACACAGACCAGTTTGTTAAGGATGCGAACGGCAAGTCCGGTTATTCGTATAGTTACTACAAAATGATTGAACATTTCTCTAAGTTTACTTATAGGAATGAAAAGATGAAAATCCTTGATAATTCAAGTGAAGCAAATGCTCAGTTGTTTTATATGGAGCCTGAACGGTACAACCATCACAATATGCAGAACTTGCGTAGCCCTGATTTTATAAAATTTCATGACAATCAATACAAGATACAAGGAACGCATTTGGAGGCTACAAAAGTATGGGACCATTGGATTGATGCAATGAATTGTGTGGATGAGATATGGGTTGGCAATTATTTTGCACAAGATGCTGTTATTAATTCCGGAATTACAACTCCAACATATGTTTTTGAAATGGGAATTGATGAAATGTGGAAGCCTCATAGAAGAGGCGGAGATAGAAAGATAAAATTTCTACATATTGACTCAGCAAGTCCTCGTAAGAGAGCTGACATGGCACAGGCTGCTTTTTCTAAAGCATTTCAGGGCAGGCATGATGTGTCTTTAACTTTGAAATACCACGGTAATGAGAATACAGAAGGATTTGGCATATCGTCAATGCTGGTACCTCGTCATGACAATATTACTTACATTCACGAAACTCTATCCCAAGAGGATATGATCAAGCTTTACTATGATCATGATGTTTTGATCTACCCTAGCGAGGGTGAGGGCTTTGGTTTTATTCCCCTACAAGCTCTTGCTACCGGCATGCCAGTTATTTCAACAGGTTTGTGGTGCTCATATAAAGATCTCTTGGGTAGAAATATCATAGATGCTAAATTGGGAAAGACACAGAGCACTGGCTATACATGTGGAGATGTTGTCCTTCCTGAGATTGATTCTTTAATTTATTTAATGAGAAGAGTGGTGGATAATTTTGATGACGAAATAAATTATTACTTTAATCAAGCACCATCTGTTTATGCAAGGTACAATTGGCAAACAAGGTGCGATGAGTTCCTCAAGTCTGTAGTTAAAAGACTTGGCACAAAAACTTTCAACTAACCCAACAATCAATAAGGAGAGAAATGTTAATAGTAGATAAAAGAAAAGGCGAGAAGATGCCGGTTCACGATGTCATACCAACACCTAGTGTTGGATTGAATCGTGCGCTTGGTGGTGGTTTGAATACTGGCGCTACACATCTTTTTTGGGGAAACCCATCAGTAGGTAAATCAACCATCTGTTTTAGAATCCTAGCAGAAGCGCAGAGCAGAGGTTTTAGACCTGTAATCGTTGACTCAGAGTATTCTTTCAACGAGGAGTACGCCGCTAAATGCGGGATAGACATTAGCGATATTGTTGTTATTCAATCAACTGTTGTAGAGGATATTCTTAGGAACCTACACCCCTATCTAAACCATGACGAGGAGAAGCATGTATTCCTATTCGACTCTCTTTCCAATATTATTCGGCAAGAAGCATACGACAAGCCAGAGGGTTCAAAGGCTATTGGATTGCTTGCAAGGTCGCAGGGCGCTCTTCTCCAGCAGTTGGTTAATTACCTTCACAAAGAAAAGAATTTAATGATCTTTATTGCCCATCAGACGATGGACTTGAGTGGAATGTATGCGATTACCAAAGCCAAGATTGGCAACTCTGTCTATCACAATATGCATAATATCGTTAAGCTGTTCTTATCTCAATCATCAAAAGAAATGGAAAGAGATGATCGTAATATGATTATCTCCCAAAAGGTTGCTTGGACAATTGAAAAGACAAAGCAGAGAGCAAGTATTGGAACTAAAGGAGATTACTATGTAATCCCTCAAGAAGCAAAGATTGATGAGTTCAGGGAATTGCTAGATATTGCAATAGAGATGAATGTCATTGAACGCCGAGGTGCTTGGTACTTCTATGGCGAAGAGAAGTGGAACGGAATATCAAAGATTGTCTTAACGGACAAGCAATTGGCAGAGATAAATGCTAAAATATTGGTGTGATTAAAAAGATACCAATTATTGGCTTCTTAGCTGCCTCAGCTATGATGGGCTTTGTTGCTGTTGCTTTTTTGGCTGTCGTGAAGACAATCGAAGAAGCGCATGATCACGATTATTTCTGGGAGTAAATATGTACGAATATAGAGTAAAAAAAGTTTTAAAAGTTGTTGATGGGGATACCATTGATGTTGATATTGATTTGGGTTTTGATATTTCATTCACTCAAAGAGTTCGCTTGGCTGGCATCGACACCCCAGAGTCACGCACAACAGATAAATATGAAAAGGCTTTGGGTCTTGAGGTCAAGGACAAGTTGAAGAAGTCTATTGAGGCTGCCAAGACTATCGTGATAAGAACGGAGAAGCCGGACAGTACCGAGAAGTATGGCCGCATATTGGGTTGGGTATTTCTAGACGAGAATCCAGTATCAATTAATCAAACATTGATTGATGAAGGTTTTGCTTGGTCTTACATGGGTGAAACCAAAATAAAAAACTTTGAAGCGCTTTTAGCAAAAAGAAAAAAATAACTATAGAAAGTTGAAATATGAAAAGAACAGAAAAAGATGAAATCAAAAGAGATCATGCAAAGCCTGTTAAGAACTCCGGCAGAGGTTTCCGTAAAGGAGATGCTGAGTTTCATGAATTCCTTTTAGATTACAAACACAACGGAGCATCGTTCACACTAACCCGTCTTGCATGGATGAAGATGAGAAAAGATGCTTGGAAATCTAATCATAAATACCCATGCATATCTGTGGTGTTGGGTGAGGATTCTGATGTCAAGGTTGCCATTATTGAATGGCATGTGTTTCAGGAATTAATTATTGATAGCAATTATGAGTAATAATATTACTGGCGATATGCCAGATCTACCTATTGAACAAAGATCAATTGAGCAGCGTAGGGTCATAAAATTTTGGATTGACCATTGCCATAATCTTGAAGAGAAAAACCAAGTTCTAAAGAAAGAGCTTGCTGAACTACGCAGTTTGATACCAGAGTGCGAACAAAAAAAGGTTGTATAAACAAAATGCCAGAGCTTAACGCCAATATCCCAATGATTGAATGCTATGTTAGAGGAAACTTCCTGAGAGATCAATTGGACTCTCATGACAAATATTTTCCTTGCATGATTTTTGGAGTAACAAGTATTCAAGGAAGAAGTCCCCTATTTCATTTTCTAATGGAGGATGGTGGTGTTTGGTGGAGAATGCCTATAAACGCTTTCTGTGAAAGACCGGGCGTACCTGAAGTTGATATTCACGATCTTGTTCTTTGGAACTCTTTTAGTCCCCATGTATCTGTTACTGAATTCCAAGCAATGAGAAATATGAGAATGACTTATGTTGCTCGCTCTGGAGAATTCGTAAACGGAAAATACCTATTTACTCTTGACTGGCATGCTCCAGACGATAACACTATAAATCTTGGCTTCAGCACAAATCCTGGTCAACACAAATGTGGTCATGTCATGCTTAGAGATGACGGTAACTACGCCATACAGCCAAACAATAGGGTTAGGTTATTTGACCCTTCTTTCACAACCAAGACAGGAACTCTGATTGAAAGATTTGTTAACACCAGAAAATGGGATGTTGAAGATGCTAACAAGTGGAAAACATCTGATGACAATAGATACCATTATGACATTGAGTGACGGAAGAAAAAAACTTGAGCAACAATACGGAATGGAAGTTGTGGTGCTATGCTGTCGTGAGTGGAAGACACACTACGGAAATGGACATTTCGGTAAATGTGGAATCTGCAATCAGCAACCAAAACTAATGTCAGGAAAAAAATGGGACAGTTAACTTACGGAAGTCTATTCGCAGGAGTAGGCGGATTCGATTTGGGATTTGACTCCGCAGGATGGGAATGCAAGTTCCAAGTTGAATGGGATAAGCATTGCCAAAGCGTATTGAAGAAACATTGGCCGGATGTGCCAAAGTTTGAAGATGTAAGAGATGTCAATGGGGCAGACTTAACACCAGTGGATTTGATTTCATTCGGTTCACCATGCCAAGACTTATCTGTAGCAGGTAAGCGTTCAGGACTTGAGGGTAATCGCTCAGGTCTATTTTTTGAAGCAATTAGAATAATAAAGGAGATGCGCAATGCAACCAATAATCAATATCCAAAATGGGCAATCTGGGAAAATGTACCAGGTGCCCTCACAAGTAATAATGGAAAAGACTTCGGTGAAGTCCTTGACCAAATGGCAAACATCGGGGCACTGGGAATTGAGTGGAACATCTTGGATGCACAGTGGTTCGGAGTCCCCCAGCGCAGAAGACGAGTATTCGTCATCGCTAGTTGGGATTCTACAGCCCTTGAGCGAAGTAATGGAAAAATTCTATCTGTCCCCGAAGACAGCAGGGGGGATATTAAGAAGAGCCGAAAGAAAAGGAAACAGGCTTCCAGAGCCATTGAGACAAGCACTAGTGAACCTATCTGGTACGGAAAAACTGGATTCAGCAAATACGAACAAGGAGGAGTGAGTCTATCAGCGTCAGATCATAAGCGCCCTGATATGAATTTCATTCTAGAGCCTTATGTAAAGGTGGTGAGGTCAGGAGCGAGAGATGCCGAAGGGAACCTACCAGCAGAAGTCTGGCGTAGTGAGAAAGTTAGTCCAACGCTTAACGCATTCGACAACTCAGGAGAAAGTAGATCCACTGTTATTATTGTTGATGGTACTAGAGTTGATGATGTTCGTATTTATGATGACGGTATCGTACCTACGCTAAAGCACAGAATGGGTACAGGTGGTGGTCAAGTTCCTCTTATTGGTGAACAAGTTGCTATCCCCATTCAGGGAACAATCATTGGGAGAGCGGATACATCCGGTCCTCAAGGAAAAGGTTTTGGAGATGTTGGTGATCCATCATATACGCTTGATACAATATCACAGCATGGTGTCTGCACTCCGGAATTAATACTCAGGAGATTGACTCCACTAGAGTGTGAACGGTTAATGGGGTTCCCTGATGACCATACTAAATACACATCAGACGACAAAATTGTTGCTGATACGAACAGATACAAAATGTGCGGGAATGCTATTGCATCACCAGTAGCAGAATGGATTGGAAAGGAAATTAAGAAATGGATATCATAGTTAATGAAGAATGGCTGGCTTCTCAAATGGGGGACAAAGCTAAGGAGTTTGTTGAGTGCATGAGGATTGTGCAAGACATTATTGACAATCCAGATCATTATGTTGGAATGCAAGCGATAAAGTATGCAAACATATTGGCAGCTTATAGAACACAAATGATTGTTAAATCTCAAGGATTCAAGAGACGGTCTAGTATAATGAATGAGCAAGATAAACTTGTAAACGATGTTTGGAAAACAATGTATGAAGCATTGACCGAAAACATTAACGCCCTTAAAATTTCGGGTAAAGGAACTTACAATTGAAATCACTAAATAAATTAAAGGCTCCGAAGGTAGAGAAGATACTTAAATCAGACGAGCAGGTTACAGCAGAACTGCTGACTGCTATTGATGATAACCTTGAAAAAAGAAATGCACCTGCGATGAAAAAAGTAGGTGGATTCCATCCGAGTTATACAAACCAGTGCGCTAGATACTGGCATTACCTATTTGAAGGTCAAGAGGTGACAACCTCCTTTAGACCACAGACATACCGTATTTTTGACAATGGCCATGCAGTACATGAAAGGCTCTATAGTTATTTAAGAGAGATGGGTATCCTCGTTGCCGAGGAAATCCCGGTTACGCATTCTGATCCCCCAATTGAGGGTACTGCGGATGGTATAATTGACTGGTACGGTCATAAACTTATTGAATTAAAATCAATCAGTATGGAAGGCTTTAATTACAGACAAATGTATAATAAGCCCAAAGATGATCACTATAGGCAGGCTCAAATCTATATGAGATGTTTGGATTTGCCAAGCGGTTATGTTATTTATGAGAATAAGAACAACCAAGAAATCCTCCCCATCTTTATTGAAAGAGATGATGAGTTTATAGACAAACTATTTAAAAAATATAATGGCATATATACCAACTTCCTAGAAGGTAATATGCCTAAGCAGCCATACAAGAGGACATCTGCAAAGTGTGCTCAGTGTGATTTGGCTGATAAATGCTGGTCAGGGGATGTTTAGAGAAGAACCAAGAATTTGTGTAAACGATAAATGTAATAATGTATTTGTTGCAAAAGTTTATAACGCTTTATACTGTAGTGTTGAATGCAGAAGATTAATAACTAATAAGAAATTGTTAGAAAAATATTATGAAACTAAAGAAAACAAACACAGAAAAAGAATTTGTAAGACAAAAAATTGCACAACAGTATTGTCAAGTTATAATAA